TCTTGTAGGATTTGTAGACCCTGATCCTTTTGTTCTCCCGCCCGACATTGTTCCTCGCCAGATTGTCCGCGATTGACCAAGCATGGTTCGCGGAGGAGATTCGTGTTTCGGGGGGATTGCCGTCCGGCCCTAGGGTCAGCAAAGTAAAGTTGTCGTTTCCTACTGAGATTGGCATAGTTCGTTAATTATCGTTGACGATAACCATTTTTCAAAGGATTTTATTCAGCTTGTCCCTCCGCTTGCCGCAAGTCGCGCAGCCCTTCGCCTTTTTCTCCAGCTTGGTTCCAGTTACTTTGTCTATGACGCGGGCGACTCCGTGTATAACATTTGCAACAACATCGCCTGATTGACTCCAGCATCGATCCTCTGGCTGGCGAAGACAAATCTGATGCTCGACCTGATACTCAAGATCGGATGGTATTGGGTGCTTGTTCGCATCCATATCCTTCTTGATATTTGAGATTAGGCTCTTGAATGTGCTTCCGTAAACCTTCGCGGGGAATGTGAGATCGCCGCGCTTGAGGTCATACTTGAAATACCAACCGCCCACTGGAGAAAGATTTTGATCCTTCAGTTTCATCTTGATTTAAGCGGGAAGATGTAGTTTTCTACTTCGCGTGTCAAGAGATTTTGTTGGTCAAAATGGTATCAGGCAATACGGGATGCTTTTTCCCGAAAACATGAATCAGCTTGAAATAGAACTATATTGCTATGCGATTACTCGCGGGCAGTATGGCAAAACCTATTGTGTGAAAAAGGGATTGGACTTGTCTGAGTTCAAGTTGCTTAGTCCATTTGAACACTTCATCAAGGCCGTTCAGTATATGTGGCCTACCGATGTGGTCATTAAAAATAGGGGCTATACGAATACCCAACTTTTGCGGACATTGGAGGAACTCTGCAACAATGACGATGTAGTTCTCGCGGGCGCGGCATCGATGGGAAAGAGCTTCCCTGTTGCATTGTGGGTTTACTTGGATTGGTGTGCTGCCCCGCATTGCACATCTGCTTGGGTGGCTACGACAACTCTTGGTGCCTCAGAAGATCGTATCTGGGGTATCATCTCAAAGCTGTGGAAGTGTGCTTCAAACCAGATCGGGAACCTTGTAGATTACAGGCACATGATTGTGTGGGGCGGGGCTACGGGCGATGATGATAAAGACTACCGTAATGCGATTAAGGCTCTTGCATTCCCACAAGGTAACGAGGGTCAGAAAGCAGTTGATACCACCCGTGGTAGGAAAAATGACAGAGTGCGCCTAGCACTTGATGAGTTACCGGAAATGGAGATGGGTGCGCTGACTGCGAAAGTGAACCTGACCTCCAACGATGACAAGGTGTTTATCGGTATCGGAAACCCTTCTGTCGGGGACAATCCTCACACTCGGTGGTGTATGCCAAAAGATGCTACGAATTTTGATGGTGTGGATATGGGGATGGACAAGTGGGAAACGGAGACTGGTATCTGTTTGTTCTACAACGGCATGAAGTCCCCGAACTTCCAAGCCACGGCTGGCGAACCTTCTCCTTTCCCATTCCTTATGGACAGGACGAAGCAGGCGCAGATGCTTAAGCAGTGCTATGGGGACGAGAATGCTGTGGACTATGTTCGCAATGCCATCGGATGGTGGCCCAAGTCCGGATTTGCCCAGACGATCCTGACCGCAGATGTGATCCGTAATGCCAATACCAATGAAGAGCCACTATGGGACTCTGAAGGACTGGTCAAGGTCGCGGGATTTGATACCGCCTTTACTGCCGGAGGGGATAGGTGTGTGCTGACTATCGGCAAACTTGGCTATGTGCGCGGGACGAGGAATCGTGTCCTCTATGTGGAGAAGCAGCACATCATCCAGATTTCTGCTACTGCCAGCGCCGAGTTTGAAGTCCAGCTTGCTACAGAGACAGTTCGCCTATGCCGCGAGGCCGGGGTGGAACCTAAACGATTCGGTATGGACGTCTCTGGTGATGGTGGGCGGGTGGCTCAAGCTATCATCCGCGAGTGGCTCAAGTATGAATCCAGCGGGCATAGCATCGTGCTGATTAGCTCAATGGGTAAACCAACCGACCGAATCGCCGCCGATGTAGATAAGCGACCATGTAATGAAGTCTATGACAGACTGGTATCTGAATACCATTATAGCATATTCCACGGGTTTAAAAGTCGTGTGCTATTTGGAGTGGATTACGCTACAGAACTAGGTCGGGAACTCTGCCTGCGGAGATACTTCATAAAGAATAAGAAGATCAGTATCGAAACCAAGAATGATTACAAGGGCAGAATTGGTTCATCGCCTGACCTTGCAGATAGTTTCAGCTATGCCGTAGAGATGGCCCGCCGATATGGACTCGTTTTTATCGGTAACGATAAACCTGTTCCGACTAACCGATTCTGGGCGCGGGAAGAGAAGAAGGTCGAGATGCCCGACGAAGAGTATGGCTCCCAAGATTGGGGCGAGGATTAAGCCGCCTCCCATTGACGCTCTACACGATCCTCAAACCACACGACAAATGGATTCCAATCGCCAGACTCGGGTTTATCAATCTTTACCAATGGAATGATCGTGGGTTCAACCCAATCCTCCGGTGTCGGGTAGGGAGCCAAGGTATCCAAGCGCGGATTACCTTCGTCATCCAATACAATTGAAATAAGTTCTTTTCTGCCGTCAGCGAATACTACTCCGTATGTTTTCATATTTTTAAAATTACGATCCGTAGGCGACCTCTACCACATCTACAGCAGCCACCCAGCGCCATGTCTCTGATGCAATTCCAGTAACTTCCACCTTGAGCGCATCGTTAGTATCATCCGCTGTGATGCTAATGCTGGTGCTTGCTGCCTCATCCGTTCCGATGGTGTTCACCGTTCCGACTAGTGAAGTGGTAGCCGCGACATTCTTGATAGAGAACTGGCGAATGTAGCTTGCTGCCGCAGTTCCATCGCTCTTGATGCCAGCGATGTTGATTGTGCCTGTGAGGTATTTCCCAGAGGGGATCGTGAGGCGGGTGGAGGAGCCGTCGAGGAAAAGCTCAACTGCGCTGTTGGTGGTCGTCTTGTTGCGGAGGACGAAGCGGGCGCGTTGGGCATCGCCGTTTGCGGCGAAACGAAAATTAGCGTGTGACATCATGCCAGAACGATCTGCTACGGCCCTCGACCCAAAAGCTAAAGCACCAGCGCCACTGGCTGTGTTGGAATCCCAACCGATTGCAACGGCTCCAAATCCACTTGCGAGATTTCCATCGCCACCAAGAATCATTGCATTGGCTACTGTTGCAGAATTGTTAATCCCGCCAACAACAACATTCCCGGTGCCGGATGATGTATTATTGGATCCGCCAACGCACACGGGGTAAGAGCCGGTTGCCGTGTTTCTTTCGCCGCCTCCTATAAATGCAGATGTTCCAGAAGCTACTTGTGTCGCAGCAGTTCTAACCATTTGAAGATCGACAGCATTTGTTCCGCGTGCATTTCCGCCACTCGCCGCACCGTTGGGCTTTGCGCCAACGATGAACGCACCATTGCCTTTCGGCGAGAGGACGAGGCTGGAGTTTGTTTGCCCACTGTGCTGGTTGCTAATCGTAACATTATTTTGCGTAGAGGTGGTGGCATCATCAATGTTAATGTCGCTTCCTTGCGCAGTCACGCCGCCAGTCCCATCCGCCCGTGGCACAGCATTGTCCACCGTGCCTAGCGTTCCTGCAATCGTGCCTGTCCCGCCTACGATGACTTCCGCGCCAGCAGAGTCTTTGATGTAGGCTTTATTATCACTCTTGATGTAAAGGGCTGCGTCACCGCTGTTCGGTGTAAGTCCGGTGCTGTGCGTAAAAATCGCGGCGTTTGCGAAGTGTCGGTCTGGTGAAGGCATGATTCATTACTATGCACATCCTTCTTGGCGATGCAAGATGTTTTATCGGTAACGATAAAAGGAGATGCGGCAGGGACGCGTATGCATCCGCTCTTCAGGTGTCGGGTTTCAGGAGTAAACAGGGCTTACGACCCCCCGATCCCGCTAGGCTCCTTCACGCGATGCGATGACCCCGGAGAGGGATTACCTAACAATATTGACCACCTGCCTGCCGCAAATTCTCTCGAAGATCAAGGCTGGCTTTATATGCCAAGACTATTCTAGGACACCTTCCAGTTCAAGCGCATTCGCTAGTTCCTCTTGCACCGTGATGAGTGCGTAGGTGTAGCCCTCGCTCGTCTTCTCGATAGGCTCGATTTTGCGAATGTTCTCTTTCTGTATCCAGCAGTCGTTGTAGTCCTGCATGAAGCGCAGCTTGTTTGGTTTATCGTCAACGATAAAACCCCTGCATGTGACTAAGCTCTCAAACTTTGTATTCATAAATTAGGTATCCATTTTCTCTAGCCCAAGCTGGGTTGTCGTGAATATTGCGATGACAAGCGCGGCAGCAAGCCATGAAAGTATGCTTCGCGAGGAGGTTCTTTCCTCTCCCGCTTTTGTGGTGGATGTCTGTTGCTTGCCCTCCGCAGGCTTCACAGGTGAAGTTTTTGTCCCAGAGGAATTGCTTTCTGATTTCAGAATACGCCTTACTTTTTTCTCTGCCTTTTTTGGATACTGCATTCAGCCTACCTCCGCGCTTTTTGAATCCTGTTTTTGCCCGCAACGGGGTTTTTCTTCGTAGCATAGTGATACAATCTTGTCTATGTGTTCCGGCTTCAAGATGCTTTTGCAGACTGTTTCCACTTGGTTGATCAGGCTCCCCGTCACTCCGATCCGCGCCCCAAGTTCGCGAACTGTCATGCCAAGATGCTTTCTTGTCTGCCTTAGTGATGTGCCAAACAACATTCTCGCAGAATGCCTGATCTCCTTGCTCTTCTCGATAGAGGCAAGGTAGTTATCGTAGGCTACTTTAAGATCGTGGCTTTGATTCATTCAGAGTGACAGATTAAATTCCATTATTGACAAGTCAAGCAATTTATGATTAAATGGAGTAATGGACATCACAAACATAACAGACGAAAACGCTTACAAGCTAATTGAGGCAGCCAGACGCAGCCTCGTTGCCACAAACATGGCATTTTGTGAGATTATGAACCAAGGCATCATCTCAACATACGAATCCGTTGAAGATGGCGGAGGATACATGGTCATGGGCATCCGGCCCAACTGCACACTGGTCGCAGCCGCGAAATCCAAGGGTAGGATCATCTGGAGCGAGATGCACCTGAAAAAGCCAGAGGTCGAAATCCATCAAAAGATGAGTGTCCTCAACTTGCCAAACGAAGAACACCTTGACCAATGGTGGGACATCTTCATGGACAACATCGAGACATGGACTCGCGGGGATGTGGACACATTCGGGATGAACGATGGAATCGCTGAGGCTCCATTTTGAAAAAAAGTATTGACTCGCGCCGATGACCTGATAGTCTCGGCCTTGTAGGAGAAATCCTGCCTCGGGGTGAGAGCCGAGTATAGAAAGCAAAATAAATTAACAAACAACATATATGGTTCCTTGCGGGGGTTTTTACTCTCACGCGTCTGTTGCCGCATTGCTTCGCCTCCGCGAGGAACCGCCCCTTCTCAAAATGGAGATTACAACATACGAACGCTGCGAGACGATGGCAGAGGGCTTACCCGAAGATCATCTCGTAGGATTAACGAAACCATCAGTCGATAGGATTCTAAAGATGGATGCGCCGGGTGACTGCTTGGCGCTATACACATTTTACTGCTACACCAGAAAGTGGCAGAAGAATTCATCGATCTACGCTACATCCGACTTTGCCATGACGGCACTTGGTTGGGGAAGAGACAGGTTTTCCAACGCCAAAAAGCAACTGAAAGAACAGGGCTTTATTGATGACATCGCCCGCAGGAACGATGCTGGAAAAGTAGAGAAATGGTATGTCGGTGTTCGATACGCCCAGACAGCCACCCTAGCGAATTTCCACACTACGGAAAACCCACACTGTGGCGAATCCGCACCCAAATACCTAGGAATGGTAAAGGAAATACAAATGAATGGTAAGGAAATACTGTCCAAAGCATCGGAAAGCTCACCAATGGGTTCGCATTCCTCAGATTGGTGGTCTCAATTACGCTCGGACTTGAATCGCAATAAGGAAGTGAATGCTGACGCAATTGATTCACGACCCCCCAACAGTGGACAAAAGCACAATAAGGCGCGGAACGAGATTCCCCCCCCCAAGAAACCACGGGCGGCTAAACTCGCTGATGAGGCGTTTATCGCCCAACTGCGTGAAGCCAACCCCCGCGTCGATTTCGATGCGGAAATGAAGAAGATGGACAATTGGCTTCTCGCCAACCCAACCAGAAAGAAAACCCGCCAGTTCGTCTGCAACTGGATCAACCGCGTAGTCGAGAGACTCGCACCCGAAGAAGACTGGAAACCCACAACGATCTGAACCAAATGAAAAAAGTCCCAATACGCCAAAAAGTGGAAGCTGCCGCACTCAGCCTCCTCGTCCAAGACCAAACAATCCTCGCACAACAGAAGTGGGACGCCTCGCTTTTCGCGCTAAAGCCCCATAGAATCGTTTTCGAGGCAATCGAGGGGTTCCATAGCCGAACGGGCGCATGCGAACCTTTTAACGCCATTGCCCAACTTGAGGCGGATGGGAAGCTGGAGGCAGCGGGTGGAGAGGAACAGGTGGTCGAGATTCTCAAGACCAACCTCATGCCATCCGGTAAGGTTTGCTTCGATACAGCAAACGAGTATCGCACCCAGTTGCGGGAGGCGAAAGCCTATCGCGACTTCATAGCTACATACGAGGAGATGGAGGGCGAGATCAGGAATGGAAAGGCCGACCTCGCCAAATTATCGTTAACGATAACGACTGCTCTGGAGCCGGACATCAAACCCCGCCGCGCCAAGAGGGATATCCTATCAGACATCATTGATGAAATGGAGGGCAAGAAGGATGAGAAGGTATTCCCAGCAGGCGTCTTCATGTTGGACAAGAACCTCAAGGGTGGCCTCCATGCGGGCGAGATGATGACAGTCGCCGCTGAAACCGGAGGAGGTAAATCGATCCTCCTTGTCCAAGCCGCCATAGCGAACCTACACTTGGGAAGGAAGGTATTGTTCCTATCTCTCGAAATGTCGGCTGATGATATCTATCGTAGGATGGCATCGCAGATCGCTGGAGTCCCAATCCGTGACGCGGAGGAGTATCGCGAGAAGCATGCTTGGGAATTACCCAAACTTGGCGAAGTATTCGCTCAACTACAGAAGATGCCTATAGAGGTGATCGACGGGATATCGGACATAGATGACATAGAGGCTACGATCAACCTGTATGCGGGGAACGGGTCAGCGGAAGTGGTCTGCTGCGACTACATCCAGATCATCTCTTCGAAAGAGAATGAGAACAGGGAGAATGCGATCTCGGAGGTAGCCAGAAGGCTAAAGACCGCAGCAATGCGGCATAAGATTGCCATGTTCACCGCGAGTCAGCTTAACGACGAAGGCAAACTCCGTGAGTCGAGGGCCATCGGCATGCACTCGGATCAAGTAGTTTCGATTGAACACAAGGCGGACAGCAGTAAGATTGTTGTCAGAAAGAACCGCCGTGGGCCAAGGAACACAGCCATCAAGGTGAAAATGAACGGAGAACTCTCCAAGTTTGAGAATGAATTCTAAAGACAAAGAATACCGCGAATGTTCCTACTGGCTGGACAAGGTAATATTGCTCCGGTCTAAAGGAAAAGCCCACGAAGAGGAGGCTGCGAATTGCATGCAAAAAGCAATGGCAATTTACGACGAACACTTCGGTGAAAAGAAAGTGTTGACAGAAGACCTATGTCCGTTTTAGTATCACTAAAGATGAAAGCATACCCCAGCTGGTCGTGTCAGCCCTGCGGACACAAGCATGGCAAGAGGAAGTTCAAGTTCCCCGAAGACCCAGATCACATTGCAACCTACCACTATGGCAAGTGCGATGTGTGCGGTGAGAATGGATTCGTTACCGAACCCCGAGACTACGGAGACTTCCCCAACTGGTTCAAGAAATGAAATACGAAACAAGAACACTGAAGATGGGCGTCTGCGTAAAAGGAGAAGCTCTTTTCCACGAAAGCATGACAGAGATTGAAATAGTCGATGAGGCAGGCGGGGAATTTCTCAAGATTATCCAGTGGCCTGAGAATGATGATGTCCAAGAAATTCTCATCGACCAATACGAGTGGCCTACTCTCAGGGCGGCGATTGATAAGATGATGAAGGAATGCAGGGCTGAAAGAAAAAGTGATCAATAATTCTTTCAAATGATTAACTCAAGACAGAAGGGTAAACGCGGTGAAAGGGATTGGAGGGATCAACTCCGTGCAGAAGGCTTTACAGCCCGCCGTGGACAGCAGTATGCTGGCGGCATAGAAAGCCCTGATGTTGTTTGCGAAGAGTTAGCCAATCTCCATCAAGAAGTGAAGTTCGTGGAGAATCTTAATCTTGATAAAGCCTGCGAACAGGCTACTAAAGACTCTGGCGGTAAACGATGGATAGTCGCTCATCGCAAGAAAAACAAACCGTGGAAGGTAACGATGTCGTCCGATACCTTCTTCGCAATCCTAAGAGACGGCATGGAAGGTATTAACAAATGAAGAAGCCAACTACTAAAGCAGGCAAGCAAGCCAAGATCGCGAAGACCATGCGCGAATACAAGGCTGGCAAACTCAAGGCAGGCATCAACCCCAAGGGGCCGAAGAAGGCGCCGATAGCGAAGAGCCGTAAGCAAGCCCTCGCCATAGCGTTAAGCCAAGCAGGAATGTCCAAAAAGAAAAGGAAATGAAAAAGGGTCTCTACTATAATGTTAATGCCAAACGCAAGCGCATTGCGGCTGGCAGCGGTGAGAAGATGCGCAAGGTCGGAAGCAAGGGTGCCCCTACTGCGAAAGCGTGGCGGGACTCCAAGAAGACTGCAAAGAAGAAATAACCATGGAAAAGCGATTCAAGAAGGTGGTTAAGAACCCCAAGACAGGTAGAACAAAGACAGTCCGCTATGGTCAGGCTGGCAAAGCCAAAGATGGCGGTGATCGCATCAGGCCGGGCACAGCCAAGGGTGACGCTTACTGCGCCCGATCCGCCAAGATCAAGGGCAACTGGAAGTCAGACCCCAATAGTCCGAACAACCTTTCCCGCAAGAAGTGGAAGTGTCGCGGGTCAAAGTCAATGAAGTAAATGCTCTACACAAAGATAGGGCAGATACCAACGCACAAATACATCTGGGTTGACTCACGCTTTACTCACAAGACCCCATGTGGACTTGTCGAGGTAGAGTGGGTTGGCCTAACATCAATACCGGGTCGTGTGTGGGGTATAGATGTGGTATTCAGACAGGGTGGCCCTATGTATAGGACTATCCCACCACACGCGATTAGGTTCACAAACAATGAAGACAACATCGATTGGACAATCAAACACGCGCAGCTTTGGGACTGCTATTCGTATCAGTTTACTGTTCTGCGTAATGAGCATCTCTCAGGCCGCTTGGTCGCAAAGAGTTGTGGTAGACTATATCGGGGGGAATACCTATTTTCCTCCACCTTTCTGGGGGACGGATATTCAG